GCTTCACCGCTCTGCATCCAGTCGGCTCTGACCCGCGCATCCTTGGTGCGGGACTCTTCGTAAACGTGCCCCCACGGCACGAGGCCTTTGACCGCACACGCCTGCCGAATCTCCGAGTGCGAGTCAAACCGGCGCGGTGAGCCGTCCGCGTTGCAGAGGCCGTGTTCAATCACTAACCCGCCCGGGATGGAATCCGGCCGGACGACAGGGGCGAAGCGGCGTGGTTCGTAGGGGCACAGGTTGTGCCCGTGCTCCCCGACATCCTTCGATTTGAAACAGCGGTTACATCTCATGCGCCGCCATCCTCGTCGCGTTTATTGACTCTGGGCGCTTCCACCCGTTCCGGGTGCGCGATGCCTGGTGTCTCCACGTCGCCACCTTCCACTTCCGGCGCGGGGGCCGTCACGTCAGGAATCACCAACCGCGACGCCATAATCTGCGCCGCTGCCGCCATGTCTTCCGGGCTGGGGGCTTGGTTGGTGCGGACCAACAACGCGACAAACAGTTGGTCTTGGAGGTCTTCCGCCTTGCTCACCGAAATCTTCACGGGCTCGGGAGGTTTCGGTTGCGGCGGGACGATCACCCCATCCGGGGCATCAATCAGTTCCGCCCACTCCTGCAACAGCGGTTCGGGATTGAGATAGCCGGTCTGCGCGGTGAAGTTGTAGAACTCTTTCAGTTCTTCGATGCGCTGCTGCACATCCTTCCGCACCGTCGAATCGGCTTTAACCGAATAGGTGAAGGCGTTGGCGATGACTTCCCGCTGCTCGCCCAGCATGTCGGGGAGGTCGAAGGTGCCGTAGAGCGCGAGATGCCCCGCCAGCACTTCCGCAATCCCGATGAAGAACTTCGTGACCTTGTCTTGTTCTTGCCCGACTCGCCGCTGGAAGTTCTTCTCGATGATCCCGGCTTCGCGGGCGGAGCGTTCGCCGGAGGCAAAATCGCCGTTCTGGTTGGTCCCGACCTGCGTCTGCTCGGTGATGTCGCCTTTGATGATCTTGTCGAACTCAAACTTCTCTTGCGGGAAGGAGGCTCTGGCGACTTCGCCAATGGCGCGATCACCGGGGCCGTTCGTCCAGATGAACCCCTGATATTCGCCTTGGTCGATCTTCGCCCGCATGTTGGAGCTGATGCGGTTGGTGTCGCCCCACCGGAAGGGAATCGAGTGCTTCCGCTGCTGCACCATCGCATCGCGCGACTGCTCGAGCTCACTAATCGCGGCGCGGGCAATCGAGCAATCGGACGGGGGCAGGCTGTCGTCGGAGACGTACGTCAGCGTGAGGACGCGAATCGGGTTCTTCGTGACCCCGACTAATCGCCCGTCCTCGAGTTTTTTCTGGGCCTGATACGGTTCGTTGATGACGGGCTCTTCGAGGCCTTCGACAAACACCAACCGCTGGAGGGCTTTGAAGTTCGTTTCGTCCGCGTGGTAGTAATGCCGCCAGTAGAACAGTTGGGTGTAGTTGACGACATCGGTATCGCTGAACGTCGCGGTACTCGTGTTCAACGTGCTGCTGTTGCCGGCCCGCTTGTCCTTGCCGCAGACCTTCTCCTTCTGCTCTTCCGTCAACCCCAGCGCCGCCATCGACTGCGGCCACGTCATGCGGCCGTCTTCTCCCAACCAGCGGGCCTGGTCGTAGTCGCTGCCGGTGAAATCGTCCGGGGTCAGCAGGTCGGCCGGCGAGATGCGCTGGGCGAGGAACCGGCGATCCACCGTGTGCTCCACGGATTGCGTCGGAATCTCCGCCTGTAACTCCGGTGGGACCATCGCGGGGTCCACCATCGGCACGTCGCGCATTTCGGTGCGCGCTTCGCACGACACCAGCGCCGCGCCAATCCCGGAGGCGTTGACCACATCCGCGAGGACTTCTTCGATCGTCGTGCCGACACTCGCCGCCGCAATCGTGTCGTTCAGCTCACGGCCAAACACCGGCACCGCGGGCCGGAAGGCGTCATCGCGGGGCGTCAGGCGGACTTCGGGCGTCTGCGAATACAGCTGCGCAATCTTGGCCTTGGTGATCGGCCAGTCTTGGTTGACGATGATGCGCCGGTCGTTCGTGGTGAGGCGATCCACGGCGTCCGTGCCGCTCCGCGCGCCTTTGCGTGCGTCTACGTTCGTCTGCCATTCCGGCAGGCGTTCGTCCCGGCGTGCTCGGGAGGCTTTGATGCGGCCTCGCCACGCCCCCCACGGATCGTTCGCGTCGTCCAATGCGCTCCTACAAACAAAAAGGGGCGAGCTGGCTCTCGGCCAGTCGCCCCGTTACCCTGGAGTGGGTCAGTTGTGCGCGCTTACGAAACTTTGACTTCTTGCTCCGCCCAAATCTTGTCGATCAAGTCTTTGAACGACGCCCAGTGGGTCATGTTCTTCATCATGTTGTCGCCGGAGATGGGATACGAGATCCGCACGATCCCGCCGTTGTTCTCCACACTCACCGACACACGCCCATTGAGATACCGACCCGCCTTCAACTGTGACGCCCGCTTGCGGGTCTGCTCCGACTCGCCGCGCGCAATCGCTTCGTACGCGTTCTGCAACACCGTCACGCCGAAGAAGTCGTCATAGAACCCCTCTTCGCGGAGGTGCTTGATGTACTCCGGGTCGCCTTCCGTCATCGGCGGTTTCGGGACCAACCCCGACACACCGGCCGCAATCGCCGCCGCGAGGACATTCACATCGATCGTCTGCTCACTCTCGACCTTCGCCATGCTGCCTTTCAGTGCGCCCGTGACGTGTGGACGCTGTAACAATCACCACCCAGTCCGTGCAGGGGAGGTGTGTAGCCGTGCGCGGTCAGGAAGCCGTCCACCTCCGCCGTGCGATGCTCAAACCAGAGCAAGGGCTTGTGGGTGGTAATCAACCGCTCCGCCCCCCGCAACGCCTGCAACTCCGACCCTTCCACGTCCAGCACGAGGGCATCCAGCGCCACATCGCCCAGAAGGTCATCAAGGGGCAGCATTTCGATATAGCCCTCCCCCTCCACGCGCCAGAGGCCCGCCTTGGGTTTCGGTCGCGTCAACCCCACCGACCGATAGGTGTCGCCCAGCGCCGCCTGTACCGCCGTGATGTTGGCGCACGCGGCTACGTTGGCCTGCAAGCACTCGAAATTCACCAACGCCGGCTCAAAGGTGTAGACGTGCGCGAAATATTTCGACAACGCCACCGGCCACAACCCCGCACACCCCCCGGCCTGTACCACCACCCGCCGCTCCGCCGAGAGGCCCGCAATCGACTGCGCGGCATACTGCGCCGTCTCCCACTTCTCCACCGGGAAGGTGAAGTCCGGGGGAAACACCATCAGCCCGCCGCCGCTCCAAACGGATAGCCGTCCATCCGCGCCGCCATCGCCTGCTCGACGCCCATGTCGTAGCCGTAGCGCAAGGGATTCGGCGGAGGCGTGGGATACCGCGCTTCGTCCGCAATCACGTCCAGCGTGAGCATGTTCGACTCCGGCGTATCCAACGTGATCTTCACGCCCCGCGATTGCGCCAGCCGGAGCCAGTAGAGAAACGTGCCGTGATGCTTGAACCAGTGCTGCGCTCGTGCGCCCTCGCGGTCTTTCGTATAGGGCTGTCCGAGGCCGTAGAGAATCCAGTGGTCGAATCCTTCGTGGAGCGCCAACGCGCCCATGTAGTCCAACTGACAGCCGAAATACCCGGTGCCGAACTCGTTCGTGATCGCCTCGATCGGATACGCCTTGCTGCCGATGATCTGGGGGTAGTGGCTGATCATGTAGATCGGCCGCTCGCTCCCCTGCTTGTGGTACCAGGCCAAGACATCCGGCCGCATGATCCGAATGCCGGGATAGAACGAATTAGGTCCGACGTCGTGAATGTCGAACCACCGGCTCCAGTCGTAAATGACCCAATCCCACGCCCGCGCACTCGTGGACTGGAGCCAGAGTTCCGCGTTGGCGAAGTGATAGCGCGGGGACTCGACCGTGTGCCGATACCCGCCCATGATCACGGCCTTCATCGTTTGCGTTCGCGCATCCGTGCTCTTAACGCTCGCTTTCGCCGCACCCGTTCGTCGTTCCCACAGCCGCAGAACCAATGCCCATTGCGGGTCACGAACTCAAACCAGAGAAAACTTGCTTGCGCGTGTTCCCCGTCCGCCCACCAGATCCACACAATCAGATCCAGTCGTCGTAAGAGCCGGTGCCACAGCGGCCACCGACACGGCAGATGGATCGGTGGGAGTGAGGCGTAAGCCGCCCCACCCCACCTCTCCGTCACTAGCCCACCGATTCGTTGTTCATGCCGATGAACGCCCGGTCCAACTGGAGAATGACCGACCCGCCATCCGCTGCCGCCGCATTGCGAGCGATGCAGTTCATGATCTGGTCGCCCTTGACCGCCGCGTCATCCGGTGATCCCGCCACGCCCCCGGCGTAGAGCGGCACGTTCGATGCGATGGCCGACCGCGAGATGCCCACGTCCTGCCCGACGTAGGTGAACCACCCGTACTTCGTGGAGGCATCCACCACCGCATTGGCGATGGCGACACTGCCCTTCACGCCCGTGGCGATGAGGATGGCCGTCCAGACCCCGGGCTGAAAGACCACCATCGAGCCGTCCGCGCACGAGGTGACACCCTTGAGGTAGATGTAGAAGTTCCCATCCGAGAACTCCCGCACCGCCCCAAGGGGGTTGAGCTGCGTGGCGTGGACTTCGTTGTGCGCGCCGGCTGCAGGAGAGCTGTCGATGCTATATGCCATGTGACCCTCCCCTTAGCTGAACAGGATGCCGCCGCGCGACCGATTTCTCGTCGCGAGCTGGCACACCGTGAAGATTTTCTGGTTGACCATCGCCGCCGCCGCGTAGTCGATGGGTGAACGCCGCTTCCGAAACGCCGTCTTCGCGACGAAGAGCGCCGTGTCATTCGTGTTGAAGAAGAACGCGGCTTCCTGCGTCGAGGTCAGGGCGGCGGTGTAGATATAGCTCGCGTTGATGTGCTTCACCTCACCGAAACCCGACGTGGCACTCTGCGCGCTCATGAACCGCTGCTGCGGCGTGAGAGCGGCGACATACGCGCCGTACATCGAGGCATCCCCGATGATCACGTTCGGCTGCCGACCGCTGGAGCCCTTCGAACACGAGAAGTACAGCGTGTTGTAGTGGCCCAAGAGGGTCGCACCCGTCGCGGTGCCCCAGTCCTTGAACTGGTTCTTCCACCACGTCTCCGTGGTCGCCACGATCCCCTGCACCGTCCCGCCGCCGTCTTCCGCGAAGAGGTCGGTGAAGGTGTTGAAGCCGTCCGTCCCACCCGTGGCCGCGAACATCGCGGTTTCGATGGTGTAGTCGTGCGTGGTGAGCGCGTTGTCCACCAGCGCCGCGATGAGATCGACCTTGCTGTCCCCGTTGTTCAGGGCTTCATCGGTGAAGCTCCAGTTGGTCGGGACCACGAGGGTCGCCCACGAGGGGCCGGTCGCCGTGAGCACGTCCGTCTTGGAGGTGGAGGTGGCCGTGGTGTCGGTGGCGAGGAAATCCGCCCCGGCGTTCGCCCGGTAGTCGAGGGTGAGCTGGAGGGTCGCTCCGGGGGTGATGCGTTTCACCCCGCCCATTTTTTCGAGGAAGTTGAGGGCGGAGGTATCGGACCACTGGTCCGCCGCCTTGTTCTTCTCGTTGACCACCGCGTCGTAGGTGGACGCAACGAGCTGCGTGAATGGTACGGCCATCGCCTGTACTCCTGTTCAGAAAAAGGGTTGTCCGAGTTCTGGATTGACGGCCCAGAGCCGAAACGACCCTGCTTCTGACGGGATGCAGGCTTCCGTAACCGATGCTGCGAATACGGCCGCAGCGTGCCGTGTGCTGAGGTTACGCCTATTTACGGCTAAGTGTCAAGCACGTTTGGGCGTCCAGCGAAAGAGTTCATTCGGCGTCGGATACCGCTCGGGTTGAACCGTCCCAATCACGCGACTTCCATCGCCGTGTGTCGGAATCACGACAACGCCCCGGCGCTCGTACTCATCGCGCAGGCGCGCGGCGTCACGGCAACTAATGCGGTTCACATCGAACCAGAGCAGCGGAGGCTTCAGCGTAAACATCTCAAGCGCCCGCTTCGAGCTTGGCGATGGCTTCCCGCGCAATCTCCACCGTCGTCCGAGGTCCAGCCTTCCGCATCGACTCCCCCCCCGACCGGGAGAGCGCCGGCGCCTTGGGGGCGGTCGCCTGTTCCTTCAGCAGCCGCGCCCGCTTGGCGTTATCGTCCTCGGTCAACCGGGGCAGGGCAACTTTCATGTACGCGCCTCGGAGGTCGAGCGACTTGTCCGCGAGATACGCCTGCATGACTTCGTTCTGAAACTCCGAGAGCTTCCCATCCGACGCAATCGGCCCAAACAGCGGCCACGTCTGCGCCTCGGTCATCTGGGACTGGGCTTTCTCTCGGGCCTGCGCCTGGGCCTGCTGCGCTTTCTCCCGCTGCGCCGCCTGCTGTTCCCGCTCAGTGAACGGCTTGAGTTTGCTGTCGAGCCGGGCTTCGACCTGCGCCGTCTTCCAATCGAGGAGCTTCTGAATCCCTTCCAGGGAATACGTGCGCGAGCCGTCCGCCAGGGGGAGGTCCGGCTGCGGCATCTGGTCCGACATGGCCTGCGCGGTCTGCGCGAGCTGTGTCGCCTGCTGCGGGGTCAGGAACGTCTGGAGGCCGGGATTGAACTGCGCCAGCTTCTCCAACAACGCACGAGGATCGCCCTGAATATCGCGGTACATCTCCGCCCGTTCGGCTTCGTACTGCTGCACCTTCTGCTCGTAGGTGGTTTTTTCCGTCGTCCACCCGTCGGTGTGTTCGGCGACGTAGTCGTCCAGCATCTTGGCGACCGTGGGCAACGGCATGAAGGCTTTGCGCCCGTCACTGCGGACAAGCTGATGGCCCATCTTGCGGAGAAATTCGGCGGCCTTGGAGGCGTCCGACTTGGCGGCTTTCGTCTCGGCCGGCGTCTCCGGTTCGAGAGTCTGGGTCTCCAGCCGTGGTGAGCCTTCCGGCGTGCTGGCGGCTTCCTGCTCCGCCGACTCCACCACCGACGCGGCGATCTCTGTCGTACTCTGCGGGGCTGATTCTACGGGGGCGGCGTCCATCTCGCTCATACGGTCTCCCTTAGTATTCGTTCCCACGCGCGCAGTTGGTGCGTCGCCTGATCCTGTGGCGACAACCGCTGGAATGCCTTCACGCCCTCCTCCAGCCTCCGCTCATGCTCACGCAGGGCGGCGTCCATCGTCTGGCGAACTAACTCCACCTTGTTCTCCATTTAATGCACTCTCCTGCGTGTCCCCCGGTCCTCCCGGAGCCACGCCAAACCGATCGCTTCCTGTTGCTGACGGGGTTCTTCCTGCGTCACACTCAAGACCCCGCTACTAATGGCAAAATACGCCAACACCACCCCGTAGTGGTCGAACTTGTGATCCGCCATCTTCCGGGTGTTCTTCTCGTCCCACCGATATTTCGGCAAGTATTTCGCCAACATCGGGCACCCGGTTTCGTGAATCTGGAACAGCGGAACCCCCGGAGCCACCTCCTGCCCCAGCAGTTGATGAATGGCATCGGCGTAGAGCACCCGATCGTTGACAGACGGCTCGCACGGGACGCCGTTCATCTCCAGCGTATCCATCACCGTGACCACGCCTTCCCGTACCGCGATCTGGGGGTCCACGAAGGTGCCGGCGCAGTCCTCCGTCCCGATCAACTCTTTCGTCACCTGGCGTATTTTCGCGGCCAGTTCATGCGCTTCGGTCTTGAACCAGGTTTCCTCGTGGACGGCAAACACGCGCTTCCCCATCACCGCGAACCACACACAGACCGCCGGGTCGGGGAAATAGCCCATGTCGAAGGCGCGATAGACCTGGATCCACGGCACCCGCAACAGCGGCACGTCCCCCACGCGCGGCAGTTCCGAGATGTAGTGGTACGGCTTCCCGTCCTTGGTTTTGTGAATGTCAAAGAGCGTCCGCGCGTCCATCCGCACGCCGTCAATCCACGCCGCCCTATACGCTTCCGGAATCTGGCCGAGCTGCTTCAGATATTCATCGGGGTCCACTGACGGGTTGTCCTTCAAAAAGATCGGCACATGGCACCAGTCCGCTGGGTCGTACCGAGGGTCGTCTAACCCCTTCTCGACAAACCGGGCATCCAAGTCGTCAATAGAGGTGCCGGTCGGATTCCCGCTCAACACCGACGCCACGAAATACGGCTGGACCCCGTTCACCTTCGCCACGCGCAACGAGGGCATCATGAGGGAGATGTTGTCCCACTCGATCTGCGGGGCCTCGTCCACGAACAACAGCGCGGCTTCAGCACCGACGATCTTCTCCACGTCCCCAAAGTCCTCACACTGCCGATAAAACCCCACCGACCCGTTCTCGTACCGCGCCTGCCGTTTCGTCTCGTTCCACTCCCCACCCAACTTCCGCATCTCCGAGCCGACAAACTGCAAATGGTTGCTCTCGAGGTCCGGGTAGTTCCGTCTCACCACCACATACCGAAACCCCGGGATCGCCATCGCCAGCGCGTGACACAACCCCCTCCGCACCGTCAGGCTCTTCCCGCCCCCACGGTTCCCCCGCAGGAAGAACTTGCTCGGCCCCTCCCCCGTCAGCACCCGACGGGCGACTTGCTGCACTAGGGACAACTGCGCCCCCGGATGGGGGTCGTAGAACGTCTCTCCCCCGACCGTGAAGGCGTAGGGACTACTTACGGCAGCGCTCATCCAACACCACGTCCTGCCACACGCACATGTACCACCAGCAGAACACCGTCCACGGAAACAACGCCAACCATGCGACGAGCACTCCGACGGCTTTCGTCCGCTCCCACGTCCACGTCATGCCTGATACGGCTCAGGCACCGCCACCGACCAACTCAGACACGCCTGATCGATCGTCGGCGGGTCGATATACGTCCAGCCGTAATCAACCTGCATCACCACCACCGGCCCCTTGAGCCGCGCCCGCACAATCCGCAGGTAATCCCGATACCAGTGGGTCATCATGCGCGGCGCAAGTGGGCGTGCGATGCCTGAAAGGCGTTGCTGCGAGCCATAAACATGGCGGTCATAACTTCGTGCACGAATGGATCGTTCGGCATGGCCTTAAGCAGGGTCGCCAACCTGTGGCGACGTTTGTATTCACGCGATTTCGCGCGATTCTCCAGCCTCCACCGCTGCTGTCTGGCGAGCTCCACGGCGCGATGCTTCCGCCACCAGTCCCGACGGTAGTGCGGGTGGGCCAAGCGCCAGCGGCGACGGTATTCGAGCACCTTCTCTTGATGCCGAATCTCGTACGCCGCCGAATTGCAACTCGGAGAGCAGTATTTCTGGTGTCCAGCGTTCGGCTGATACGGCTCGCCGCACTGCGCGCACGGCCGCTTAGGCAGCGCCATCTTTCGCCTTCTTCTCTTCCCGCCGCAAATCCGCCTCCCGCAACACCGCCCCCACCGCCGTCCGATGGTCCGGTAAGAGCGCCGCCACCCGCCGATACCACGCCGCACGCTCCAGCATCGGCGCCGCCTGCGACTCATTCAGCGCGGCGTGCTTCACCAGCACGTCCCGTGTCGCATCCTTCATCCGCACGCCCGGACTCATCTCCCAGTCCATCAACAGCGTCTCTTTCGCCCGCAACACCACGTCCGCAAACTGCCGGCGGATCGCAAACGACGCCTTCGGGGTCGGAGGAAGCGCCGTCCGCACACCGCCCCCAAACGCCGGTTCCGTTCTCGGCTCCACACTCACCGCCGTCGCCTTCCACCGCGCCGACCGACCTGACCGCCATTCGTTCGCTAGAAACGTCTCGACCGCAAACTCCACCGCCACCTGTCTTAATTTCTGGTCAGTAGCCATCCGGTCCAACAACAACGCCTTCGCCGCTTGGTAGTCATCGACGGTCTGAACTTCCCGAAGCAGTTCCTGCGCGAGCGCTTTCATGGTGTTCAATCAGTTGTCTCCATACGGTGGACGTACCCCATTTTTATTAGGAAATATGCGGATTCCACCCAACCAGTAGACCTCCTGCATATTGCGAAACGCGGCCCTCTCGCGTCTCCACCATGTCTCGCAGCGTGCCCCGGAAGCCGACCTACCCTCCACCGGGGGCGGCCCAACACGAACTTCCGGCCCTCGATTCGGATGCGCTGGCGCAGGCGAAGGTATGCTTTCGCTGCTCACTTTCGCCTCGCGCACAGGGCGAAGGTGTCGCTGTAAGTGCTTGCATCTACAGGCATTCGCTTAGGCTTCGTGTCGCATAAGCACGGTTATGGTGACCTAGTCCTCGCCAGGAACCGGCAGGCACAAATCGCTGGGCGCAGAAACACGAGGCGTGGACGGCCTT